TCTGTGTACTGCCCGAAGGCACTACGGCAGCGAGCTATAAGATCAAACCATTCAGGGCGGAGGAGCAACTGGGTTAGGGTATACGTTAAGGAGTTTGACGCCGACTTCAAGTCAAGCGTGCAATGGCTCCCATCGATACTTCCCGCCCAGGCCCAGAAGCGATTACGCTCGACCGAGTTCAGGTTCACTCCTACCTTAAGTAGGTTATCGCGGATATGATCCCCGATCCCTTTCTGAAGGAGAATGTTCCCGGTCGGTTCCTTACAACAGAACCTATCAGTTGTCGCGTTTTTCTGAACCGTGAAGCCTTTATTTCCCTTGACTATGCGTATCCAGTTGATGGGATCTGGCCCGAACCTTTCGGTAAGAGACTTCACCCACACCGGCGTCGACTTGATCAAAGCTAAGACCAAATCGGCACAATCAACGGTGCATGTTACCCGGTCGCGATATTTGAAAGAAGGGTCACCTTTCGCTTTAGGGAAGCCAACACTGGCTCCCGAAGTAAAGCGTGATCGTTCGAAGATACCGTAACTTAAATCACCTAAGACACCATCTATCAGATAACTTGCTTCGTGCAAGACCTGTTGGAAGGTGAATCCCCATCTGAACTTGTGGTTCGGACTTCGCTGCTTTTGGCGCGGACCAATAAACCCTGGTTGGGATTCATGGCTCGCCCGGTATAGGTACCTTCTGAGTCGACGATTAGTCTTCTCGTTATGGCACTCATCGGAACGGGTTGTGGTGATTGCGGCACGCGCTCGGTCTTCAGCCGTACACGAATCCACTGGTAGCTTGCTCAAAAGAGAATCGAGCAAGTACTGGTCTCGAAAGGATTCCGAGCCTTTTAGTGCATCCGCTAACTGGGACCTAAGATTTTGGGCCTCACAGGTGAACTGCCCCCACGATTTAGAAAACCGCGGGTCGGTCGTTTGCTTGCGCTTAGACCGTTTTGGTTGGATGTTCATATGAACCTCTCAGATGGCGCCATAGGACGCCAAATTGCAGTTAACAAGCTCAAAAATCCGACACGAACATCGTGAAGGATCTAAGGAGTTCTACTACTTGAAATGGGAGTCAGCCGTAGACACGCTCTTGCCCAGTCATCACCTTGTTTAGGAGTGGCTGGTTGGCAGCGGTGTCGCAAACTTTCATACCCATGCCCAGTAGGGCGTCACACTCCGCAGGTGTAAACTGACTACCGTAGTCACCAGTGATGGTGAGGTAGGAAGTGTCAACAACCTTGTTGACCGCAACCCCATTGACCGTTTCAACAACGACCTTATGGATTGCGATCTTCGCTTGCGATTTGAGACGGCCACTCGGCTGCTTCTTTGAGAAAGCAGACAGCTGGTTTTCACCGATGCGGCTTCCATCAGCGCGGTCTTCGAACAGGAAACCCTGCCCGTCGACCAAATCACGTGGTTTAAATACGTGTGAAACCGGTGTACTAGCACGATCTACGATCGTAATGTTTGCCAAAGTAGGCATAAAGGAGTACCTTTAATCTTAGTTTGATTTTAAGCTACGCCATAAGGCAGCAGCAGTTGTGACGTGAGAAAAGCTAAAGGGACTTTTGACAATCACGAATGGCAGAGGCCACTCCGTGCGGACCGAGCGCTCAACAGCTCTCAGTTTGCCGAAAGGTTCGCTCCGTTCGGTCATAGAGACCAAACCTCGCTTATTATCAAGTCCGATAGAGGATAGACTCCCCTTGACGAACTTAACGTCCCAGCCTGTCAAAAACGTCGTCCCGGCGCCCGCGTCTAACGCAGCGAGCCAGTCACCGATATCTATACCCCAGTCCAGTATAAAGGACCAAGGTAAGACTTCGTAACCAGCTTGAGCTACACCTTCTGCAGAAACGCCAGCGTTGGAAACGGCCTTCCTCCACTCGTCCTTTAACAGGAAAAGCGCAGTACAGCTGTACCAAACAGTGGACTTACACGCGACAGTACGTTCCGGCGAAGGGCCGGGGTACCCCACGTTTGCTGGTGGCCAAAACCACGGTGTCAGCACATCCTCCGCGTATTTCTCGCGGCGAACGGTACCCTTTGCAAAGTGCCATTTAGGCATACCCTGATCATCAATGTACTTGGAGATAAGTACCATCGCACCAGCCAGTTCGCTTATAAGCGGGCTGATGGCGTAATGTACCTCTAAGTAACGATCAGAGACGTCCTTCGTAGACCAGCCGTCGGGTGCCTTGTAACCAAGGCGTTTCCGCCTTTGGTTATCCGACACAAATCGCTTTTCAACGCGTAAACGCCCGTTCCTCATTTCGAGTTTTCGGACATCATCCACGCCCATCCTCCAGCCCTTACGGACTGAAGCCCAGTCACCCTTCTTAATCCCGCGGATGATATTATACATCCCGGTGCTACGCTGCGTTAACCATTTTGTGGTTTTAGCAGCTTCGGCAGCAGAGACGCTCAGGTTAAAGACCTGATCCTTGAGTTTAAGAAGTAACTTAGTTTGCGCTTCCTGAAGAGCTTCAGGGTTTTGAGTGATATAAAACTCACCTCCACTTTGGTAAAGCGGAAATTTTGTAGTACACCAATCCAAAGCTAGAGCTGGGTACACGGGGTTTTGCCAACGACATCCATCGACCACATAGAAAGCGAGACCTTCACGGTATTGCTGACTATAGGTTTTGGTTTTGTAGTCGAAGTCACCTGTGTTTACAACCCATCCAACTTTACGCTGTGATGTAGGCGACAGCAGTGGTATCAAGGGTCTAACCCTTCTTGCATATGGCGCATAACTTGTCTGCTTGTAAAAACGATACGTCGTGTCCGAAGTGATAGGAGCTTGCTCCTTCCATTTCCAGCCAGTGTACGCGTCGAGACTCCATTCCGTCCTCGTTAAGAAGGCGGAACGGAAGAATTGAACAGACGATGCCATAGATACCTCCAGAAGCACTCAGTGGGAATTTGCGAGAGATTTAAAGTTTACGGTAGCAAACCGCTAACCAGATCCCAAGCAAATGGACGGGAGACCCAGTGCGTACGCACCAGGAATTCCGGAACCCGAACCCCTAAAAGGGACCCACTGAGACCAACGACGCTGTTATCTGCAACAAGTTATAAACACTCTGCTCCCACTTTGTGGAGGCATTTATCCCGGTTCTCCGGAAGTGCTTATGCAGAAGGTCGCGCAACACCGATAGAGGTGCCGCCGGGTTGTTAACCGCGGAATACCTAGAGAACCTATCAGCGACGACAGGTTACGTTAACCACTTACCGTGTTTGACAACGGTACGGTAGTTAATTAACGACACAGGCCCA